CCGGATTAACAGAAGACTGATAAGCCATTTCAGGTTAAAAAATAAAAGTGAATATACGAACTCCGAACGTTCAGAAAAATTTTTGTGGTCTTTTCCCACCGTCATGACGGCGAAGGGTATCTTCCGTAGAAGGCCAACGCCAAGACCCTGGAGACGGAATCGAACCGCCTCAATACCATCAGGGTGTTTGAGGGATCCAGCAGCTCACGCGCTTACACTGGTATAGCCATCCCTCTCTGGCTGTAACGGACCATGCTCCTAAATAAGGTTTACATAGTTATGGTTGGTTTCTCACGCCTACCACACGCATATTCTAACGAGTTTTTTTCAAATACGCGACGCCACGATAGACGAGCTTTTGATCACGCTGTGCCTGAATCTGTTGCTTCACCGCAGCACGAACTTCGATTTGAGTCATGTTGAATCTCCAGTGACCTACCCCCCGTTCCATGAGTAGGCGTCATGCGTCCCAATAGGGATGAACGGACGAGATTCATTTAGCGTTGATCTTTGCATTGACAGCATTGAGTGCTGCCATTAGCTCTTTTGCTTTTTTGTTGTCGCCACGCATAGCGGCATTTTTAATTTGCTTTTGGAGCCTCATGCGTTCCGCAAGGGCTACATGACTAGCGGGCATAGTTTTCTTAGAAGGAGTATTTGGCACCGACCTTGGTTCCTACACCAAGCTCAACACCAGTGATAAACGAAAGTTCCCCATAGACACTGAGGTTCTCTTCGAGTTGCACAGAGCCACCGGCCTTACCGGACAGCTCCACGCTGTTTTCATCAGGACTAGCCAGCACAACCGGACCGCCTTGCAGATACCAACTCTTGCCTTCGACACCCGCGTGGATGTCTACACCAGTAGATTGATATTCACCACCAAGGTAACCCTGGTTGGCTTCAACATTGACGTAAGGAGATGCTTGTACTCCATGGGCACAACCCAAGAGCAGACCAGCGAAGATAATAGATTTCATTTGTATAGGGTGGATAAGTTAGGCAGTTTTTTTCTTTTTCTTTTTCGGCCAGCCAGCTTTCATGGCTTTGTAGGACTTAGCCGAAACAGTTGAATTTTTAGCTGAGCGTGAGATGCCCAGCTTGCGACGACGATTGATGTTTTCTACGAGGCTCATTTCTTAGGCTTCGGCTTTTTTACAGGCCGGCCTTTTTTCGAGCCATAAGTTCCGGGACCGGAAGGCATGGTTTTAAAAGTTAAGGTCAGATCGATCCAGTTTTGTCAGGACATCGTTTCGGTATGCCGGATCGTTGTCATACCGAGGATCAGCCATGGCAGCTACGAGTTCTGCCTGGCTACGGAAGCCATCAGTTGGTGCCGCAGAAGCACCTTTGCCAGTAAGCATCCGACCCTCATAACCATTGGCTGAGTCGTACTGGGACTTCAGTCCATCAACGACAAGCTGAATAGCTTCTGCGTTGCCATTGCTGATGATCGAGTCGAACGCATCAATTTGGCTTTGTGCCAGGTTTTGACCAGCCCACTGAATTACTTGCTCGTAGGCCTTTTCACCACCTACAGAATTTTTGATGGTGTTGACCTCTGCATCAGACAGGTCGGGAGGAGCAGCTTCCTGTTGGACGAGTTGGTCAGGAGCATTGGCTTGCATCTCGATGTACGCATTGACCAAGTCCTGGCTGCTCATCTGAGAAAACTTTGCCATCGTCTCAGGTGCCAGCTCACCTTTTTCAGCCCATTCCGCAGACGCATCGCCAATGAGTGCCGCGCCAGTCGAAAGCTCAGGCTCGTCGGATTCAGTTTCTTCAGATTCATCCTCAGCACCATCGCCCGCTTCCGGTTCTTCGCCGTTCTCGCCAAGCTTTTTCTGTAGTTCGATGTAAGCCTTTTCAAGTTGTTCTGCGTTTTCATACTTACCCGCGAGAAGCTGTTGCTCAGCCTCTGCCATCTGTTCTCCTACTTGCAGAGAATCTTGTTCATCAGCAGTTAGGACTTCAGAATCGGGGGTGGTATCGACGGTAAGAGTTTCAGCCATTATTCAGTAGGGGGTGTTTGTTCTTGATTCATTCCAACAGCAGCTTCTGCCATTGGTGTTCCAGCAATCTGTCCGGCTTGATCCACAAGGGATTGTCCGATCTGGTCTTCCTTAGATTGCTGCATCTCTTGATTGAGTTCTTCCTGTGTCTTGACCAGATTCAACACATCAATACCTTGTGCTGCTGCCAATCGTTTGATGACTTCAGTTGGGTTGATGTATTGCATCAGCGCCTCAGGACCAAGGGTCTGGGCAACTGTCTGCATGAAGCCAGCAAGGCTTTCCCGGTCTTGACCACGACCCAGTGCATTCACACCAGCAACGATCTGCGGACGAACGAACTCCTTTGGAATCTTCGGTAGCTGTCCATTGCGTTGGAGTACAAGCATGATCCGATTGAGGTACGGGACCAGGAACTCCACAGTCAGGAGACTGAATAGTCCGCCTAGCTGTTGCTCCAGTTCGAGCTGGGTGAGTCGGACCTCTTCTGCTGTTGTTCGCTCGGACTGACGAATGTTCAGCTTCAGGAAGCCTTCGCCAATACGCCGTTCAATTTGCTGCGCCATCTGGGCAGCGGTAGCGAAGTCAGCGGTCTTGCCAACCTGAACGACAGACACGTCATCTGGACGGCCCTGAATGATCGCTCCATTGCCAGCCTTAGCAAGCGATGCAGGCTTGGTAGTGGAGCTGGGAGAGACCATGAAGACAACCTTCGCGGCAGCGGAGGAGCCTTCGATCAGAGCTTGAGACAAAGCGTTGAGGGAACGCAAGTCACCTAGGAACTCCTCTACTCGTCCACGTCCGTAGTCTTCACCCGAAGGGCTATCGACTGAGACGAAGCGAAGAGGGAGCCATGGAGAGGCGTTCTTTGGAGCAGTGCTGCGGCTACCGGGAATGATCATGTCGTGAACTTCCTGATGCCATACCCAACGACCGTTTTCCATACGGACATGGGTGTAGACATCACACTCATCAGTTCCCTGACTCGTGTCGTCGGAAACGTTCATCGAGTCATATCCCTGCAAGACATCGCTCAGCAAATCTTTGCTGATGATCTCCTTAGTGACGATCTCCACGACACTGCCGTTGCCATCACGGCTGATGACAAAGCGGTTGAGCGGGTAGTTCTTCAGACCCTCCTTACCCATAAAGATAAGGGAGTTGCCTGAGACAATCAGATGCTTGATCGCTTGGTGGACAACGACGCGGTCGTTAGACGCTGCAATGAAGTCCATAATGATTCGCTCGATCTTGCTGAACGAGAGGTCCAGCTCACTGCGAATCTCAGGTTGGTCAAGCTCACCAAGCTTGTCATCACGCACTTGCAACTTGAAGAAAGTTGTCTGTGGAGGAAGCAAGGCCAACATCAGTTTGCTAGCCAAAACGTTCACACAGGAACTTCCTACGTTCTGCCAAGGTTGGCGAAGAGTTTTATGAGGTTTTGAACTTGTGTCTTCTGTGACTAGATAAGGAAGGGTCAGCTCTGAACACTCAATAGCGGTGTTCAGAAACTGAGACCTGTTACCTGCCAGTTTGTCGTAGATCTTACGGGCCGACATTCAGACCTCCGCCACCTCCAGGAGTGTTCAGAGGAACTCGCAGTTGGTCGGCTACACCACCAGAACGGGAACGAGTAGCAGTGGATTTTTTACGACCATACTTAACTCTCGGCTTAGTCTCTTCTTCACCAAGCTCTGCACGAACAGGAGCGGGAAGAGGTTTAGGTGCAGGAGGTGCAGGAGGTGCCGGCGGCGGCGGTGCAGGTGGTTCTACTTTTGGTGGGCTAGGAGGTTTGCTAAATAGACACATTGGTTTTTTCAGTTCGTTGTTTAAGCCACTCCACAATGGATCTCTGCCCTGCGCGATACATGATCTGGGAGAGTTCGGTTTCGGGAGTAGGGTTTACGGGCGGAAAGTATTCATCTAGTTCTTGAATCAACTGATCCAGGTTTGGACCGAGTATGGCTTCAAGCGTATTGGGGTAGGTTGACATTACTGTGCTCAAAGAAAGCAGGCATACGAGCTGCCTGGGTAAAGGCAAGATCAGGAGCCTTACCTTCGTACATCAGACGATCACTGGAGTTAAGCCAGAAGTCTTTATCGAGCATTTTGTTCTCAGTGTTTTTCTTCAATGGAGCCATCACCCAAGAGATGGTGGCCTTACGAAGATTGTCGAGAGACTTGCTGGGCTTAAGACCCAGCTCACGACAAACAAGGCTGTTACATGCAACGTGCCCTCTTTCGTCTATTGATATATCGGCCGATGCACTTCTCATGCCAGCGTCACCGTGAGCGCGAAAAAAGGGGAGCAAAACGAAAAACAACGCACGCTCCGCCACCATCGCTTTGAGGATGGTGTGATCGTGATGTTCCATCCACGCCTTTTGTAGGGATTGAGCTTCCCGTTCCGCCTTCTCATCAGTGCCGTGAGCAATGGCGATGTTACCCAGAG